AGATGAAACAAAACTAACTTTTACACCAGCTAACGCAGCAACAAACTTGTTGACTACTGGTGGACAAATTGCTTTTATTTGTTACGAAGATGCTACATGGCATATTGCGACAAAATTAGCAGCTGAGACTACTCAAGTCACAGGTGCGTTTGTATTCGCAGCGTAATAATAAATAATTAATGTGGGGCTTCGGCCCCACAGTTTCTTAATTAAGGAGGGAAACAAATGGCAGACACAGTAACAGGACCAACTATCCTACAACAAAACGACAAAAGAGTTGTTATTAAAATAGTAAATCAATCAGACGGAAACGGTGGAACTACAGTTTTTGGTGATGTATCAGCATTAGACGCTAGAGAAGATGGAACAGCAGTAGCTCACTTGGGACTACTTAGAGTTTGGTATTCTTGTCAAGGTGGAGATGGTGGAGATTCATTTGCACGTTTAGATGAAGAAGATGATGATGGCGATATACCTATTATAGGTTTAACAGGAGCAGGTTATTGGGATTTTAGAGAATTTGGTGGAATACCAGCAGATAAATCTAATAACACTAATGAAAGCGATGTTAATCTTGTAGTTCCAGGTACAGCAGATTCTGGTAACATTTACACAATTATAGCAGAGTTTCAAAAAATTTATTAAGGAGGGTAACTAATGGCCAATACAACTTCAGGCACAGTTACTTTCGACAAAACTTTTGCAGTAGATGAAATTATTGCAGAAGCATATGAGAGAATAGGTTCACAAGTAACTTCTGGATATCAGTTAAAAACAGCAAGACGTTCTTTAAATATAATGTTTCAAGAATGGGGTAATAGAGGTTTGCACTACTGGGAGGTAGGAGAAGCTGATATTAATCTTGTTGAAGGCCAAGCTGAATATAAATTTTTTAGATCATCTGGTGATGGTACAAGTGCAGTAACTGATCCTGCTGATACTTATGGTGTAGCAGACGTTCTTGAATCAACTTTAAGAGCAGATAGAACTGCAGTAGATCAAGCAGACTCTGCAATTACAAAAATAGATAGATCAACTTATTCAGCATTATCAAATAAATTATCTAAAGGAACACCTTCAAAATATTTTGTACAAAGATTTGTAGATAAAACAGTTGTTACACTTTACCCAACACCTGATTCATCTAATGCATCTAAAGCAGTTCATATATATTTTGTTAAAAGAATTCAAGACGCTGATTCAACTTATACCGATGCAGCAGATGTACCTTTTAGATTTGTACCATGTATGGTTTCAGGATTAGCTTTTTACCTAGCACAAAAGTTTAATCCACAAGCAACACAACAATTAAAACTATATTATGAAGATGAATTTGCTAGAGCATTATCAGAAGATGGTTCTTCTACTAGTGTACACATAACACCAAAAGTTTATTACCCAGGAACATAATGGCAAGAGGAAAACATTCAAAAGCAATATCAGACAGATCAGGCATGGAGTTTCCATATCTTGAAATGATTAGAGAGTGGAATGGTTTTTTAGTACATAGATCAGAATTTGAATCTAAACACCCACAATTAGAAATAAGTTCTAAAAAAGGAGATGATCAAGGTTTAGCTGATGTAAGACCAGATAGAACTGAAAGTGAAGTCGCAAGACCCTTGGCACCTAATCCTTTTGAAACGATTGCAGCGTCATCAGGTATTATAAATGTATTTGAAAAATCTCATGGTAGATCAACAAGTGACACTGTAAGATTTAGAGGACCTATTTATACAACATCAGACCCAGATGCTTTTAATAATCCAGTTGGCTTTGATGGTGTTACAGGAGCTAATTTAGCAAAAGCCGCAGGATATTCTATTACAGTTGGTAAAAGAGATTCAAGCGGTAATATTACAAACACAGAAAATTTCTATCACTTTACTGTAGACACAAACACTGCTACAACAGGTGGTATATCAGGAGGAGGCAATAGTTGTTCGGCTGGTCCAGCAACATTGACAGCATAATATGGCAGGAATTAGTTTTTCAGATTTAAGAACACAAATAAGAAGTTACACAGAAGTTAGTTCTACTGTGTTATCAGATAGTGTTCTTGAGAATATAGTATTAAATGCAGAGTATAGAATTTTTAGAGACCTACCTTTAGATGCATATAGAAAAACAGCTACAGATAATTTTGTAGCTAATCAAGAACATGCTAATCTTCCAGCAGGAGCTTTAGTTGTAAGGGGTGTTCAGGTTGCAGATGGCACATCAACATTAACTAATCCTATATGGTTAGAAAAAAGAGATGTTACTTTTTTAGATGAATTTAATGGAGCAAGAGCCACTGGTAAACCTAAATATTATGCTATGCAAGGCGGAGAAACAGGTAATACAAACACAACTTCAGGAGCCCTTTTGTTATCACCAATTCCAGATACCACTTATGTATTTAAAGTACACTACAATCGTATACCAGATAAATTAGAAGCAAGCAGTAATGAAACTAATTTCATTAGTTTGAATTTTCCAAATGGTCTGCTATACTGTTGTCTCGCAGAAACGTATTCGTTTTTAAAAGGCCCAGCTGACATGCTGCAATTGTATGAACAAAAGTACAAACAAGAAGTAGAAAAATTTGGAGGAGAACAAATAGGCAGAAAACGAAGAGACGACTATACTGATGGTACTATCAGAATACCAGTCAATTCACCAACACCTTAAGGAATTAAATTATGGCATCAACATTTACAGATCTTGGTATAGAAAAAATGGCAACTGGCGAGAACGCCGGTACTTGGGGAGATAAAACTAATACCAACTTAGAAATAGTAGAAAAAGCAGTTGCTGGTTATGTAGAAAAATCTATAGCTGGCGGTGCACAAACTACAACATTAACAATTACAGATGGTGATTCAACAGAATCAACTTCAATCGCAAGACATGCTGTTATAAAATTAACAGGATCTATTACAGGCAACCAAGTTGTAACTGTACCTGATTCTATTGAAAAAGTTTTTATTGTAACAAATGGTACATCAGGTGCTTTTACTGTACAATTTAAAACAGTATCAGGAACAGGTATTACTTTTGGAGTATCAGAAAAAACTACAAAATTATTTTATTCAGATGGAACTAATATTGTCGATGCAGGATTTAGTGGAGGAACTGATTTAGATGGTAAAGAATTAATTTTAGATGCTGATGGTGATACAAGTTTAACAGCAGATACAGATGATCAAATAGATATTAAAATTGGTGGCACAGATCAAATTAAATTAGTTGATGGAGCTATTGTTCCTGTTACAGATAACGATATTGATTTAGGTACAGCTAGTTTAGAATTTAAAGATGCATTTTTTGACGGTACAGTAACTGCAGATGCTTTTGCAGGACCTCTTACAGGTAATGTAACAGGAAACGTTTCTGGAACTGCAGCAACAGTAACTACTGCAGCACAATCAAACATTACATCATTAGGAACTTTAACAACTTTAACTGTTGATAATGTAATTACTAATGGTTCAACTATTGGCCACACTAGTGACACAGACTTAATAACATTAGCTGATGGTGTAGTAACAGTTGCAGGCGAGTTAGATGCAGCAACAGGAGATTTTTCTGGTGACGTTGATGTAGATGGAACTCTAGAAGCAGACGCTATTACAATTAATGGAACAGCAATAGCTTCAGTGTTAAGTCCCATAGCAGGAGGATCAGGAATTGTAACAACAGGTGCATTAAACTCAGGATCTATAACTTCAGGATTTGGAACTATCGATACAGGATCTTCTACAATTACTACTACAGGATTAATTAGCGGAGGTTCTCTAGATATAGATAACGTTTTAATTAATGGAACAACTATTGGTCACACTGATGATACAGATTTAATAACACTTGCAGATGGTGTGGTAACAGTTGCAGGTGAAATTTCTGTAACAACTTTGGATATTGGTGGAACAAATGTAACATCTGACGCAACAGAACTAAATTTATTAGATGGTAAATCAGCTACTAATTTAGCTTTACTTGGAAAAACAGAAGGAACAAATTTTACAAATTCTTTATTAGTTGGTCATGCAACAACTGGAACTTTAAATGCTGCTGAAAGAAATACTGGAGTTGGGATTAATGCTTTGGATGCTTTAACAAGTGGAGATAAAAATACTAGTGTTGGATATAATGCTTTAAGTGGTAATAATACTGGTTTTCAAAACTCAGCATTTGGAACTCATGCTTTACAAGCACTAAGTTCTGGTAGAAGTAATACTGCTATTGGAATGGATGCTGGTACACAAATTAATACTGGCGATTATAATACACTTCTTGGAGAACAAGCTGGATTTGCTTTAAGTGGCAATGATAGTAATTATAATCTTTTATTAGGTTATGAATCTGGAGAAAATATTACTGAAGGTGCTGGTAATGTTATAATTGGTAGCGTAGATGCTGGAAGTGCTACAGGCGATAGACAATTACTTATTTCTGGTTTTGATGGTTCAACAACTACAACTTGGATTTCTGGAGATAGTGATGGTGATCTTACATTTGCACATGATGTGATTTTAGCAAATGATTCTTTTGTACAATTTGGTGATGCTGGAGAAAACATTTTAGGAAATGGAACTGATTTAACAATAGCTTCATCTAATGATTTACATTTAACTGCTACAACAGATATTAATATACCAGCTAACGTTGGTTTAACATTTGGTGACGATGGTGAAAAGATTGAGGGTAATGGAACTGATTTAACAATAGCTTCATCTAATGATTTACACTTAACAGCCACAACAGACATCAATATACCAGCAAACGTTGGTTTAACATTTGGTGATGACGCTGAAAAAATTGAAGGTGATGGTACAAACTTAACAATTTCAGGAAATGATATAATATTAGACGCAGCTGAC